CACTCTTTCCCTACACGACGCTCTTCCGATCTCACCCGGGCGTTCTTCTCGTGGTTTTCCTCGAGGATCAAGTCCAGGTTCACGGCCCCGACCCGGTACCCTTCCTTGCGGTAAAAAAGGCACGTATGTTCGGGGAGCGACTGGCGCCCCACTATCGCACGGACAATACCACCCAGCGTGCTTATCATATAGCGCCCTCCATGAGACCGCGCAGTTTAACGTTGAACGCGGCGTCGAACGCCTGGGAAGCCATGCCGGAAATGTCGAAAGACCGATGCGCCTGCGTGTTCGCCTCGGTCGCCTGTGTTTGTTTCTTCGTCGCCTTGGTGCTGCTGTTGACCGCCGCCTCCAGGCCCTCGAACGCCTTGAGAAGTTCGGCGTTGTCGCCCTTGACCGACGGGGACTTCACAAGGCCCGTCGACTTCGTTTCCCATTCCATGCCGGTCCGTTCGCGGTACACCTCGCGGAGAGCGTGGACAAAGGACTCCTGGCGCCGTACCTGGTCCTGGATGCTCCGTAACTCCCTCGCCGCGGCTTCGCCCTCGGGACCGCCCTGCGCGGCCACTTCCTGCAGTCGCTTTGCACGGGTGCGGCGGTATTCCTGGGTGTCCACCTGTTCGGCCATGACCTGCTCGGCCGTCTTGCCCTGGGCCGTTCCCTGGTCCAGGAACTTGCGGGCCCATTGCTTCTGTTCCTCGGTCGCCTTCGCGCGGCTCCGGCCTTCCAGCCAGTTGTACGCCTCGACGAAACCCTCGATGGCCATGAGGGCGATACCGATGGGGCCCAGCGCCGTGTTCATGGCGAGCCCGATAGCCTTGAAAGAAGAAACCGCGGTGGTCCGTAGGCTAAACATGGCCGACTTCAAAAGACCCAGCGTCGTGACCTGGTAGTTCATGGCGGCGCCGGACGCCAGGGCGGCACGCTGTACCATGGTTTGCACCCCTGCAAACGCCGACGACGCCGCGATGGCGGACCGGAGGGCGTTGACGTACCGCAACACGTATGCCTGGATGGCGGGCCCGAAGATCACCAACAGGACCGGGGCCAAACGCCGGGCCCACGTCATGATGGTGTTGAACAGGGCCGGCAGGTCGCTTATGGCCGCCCCGAACGACTGGACGCTGGACACGATGGGGGTCCAGTCGAACGCAATGGCGAACTCCGCCGCCGTTTTCAGCAACGGCATGAACGCCTCCGCCATGTTCTGCAGCGCGGTTACAAAGTTGTCTTTAAGGGTCGAAATTCTACCCTGGAGCGTTTGGCTCTGTGCCTCCAGGTTCTTGTAGAACAGGCCGCCCTCGCTCGTCGCGGACTGGAACGCCGCGGTCACCATGTCGGCGGAAATGGCGCCCTGGGCCATGGCGTCCTTTAACTTGGCGACGGAAATGCCGGTCTGCTTGGATATTTCGGTGAGCGGGTTGAACCCTTGGTTGATTAACTGGAGCAAGTCCTGCCCCATGAGACGGCCGGTGCTCTGTATCTGTCCGAACACCAGGGCGAGGCCCTTTAGCTTGTTTTGGTCGGCTCCCGCAACGTCTCCCAGCATCCGCAAGGTCGGGACCACCTTCTCGGCCTCAAGGCCGAACGCCATGAGCGTCTTGCCGGCGTCGGCCAGCCCCAGTTTAGAGAACGGAGTTTTTGCGGCGAAGTCGGAAATGTCGGCCAGTAGTTCGGCGGACCGCTCGGCGCTCCCCGTCATGACCTTGAACTGGGCGTTCAACGTCTCCATGGTCATGGCGGCGTCGAGGCCGGTCTTTGCCAACAGGGTAAACCCGGCACCGATGGCAAGGCCGCCCACCCAGGTCTTGAAACTGGACAGAAGTTGCTTGCCCTTCTCGATGCCTTGCGGGTCCACCTGGAACCCGAGCCGGGTATATAGTTCCTCAATTACCACGTGCGTCACCTCGCGACTTGTTCAACTGCTCCGCCTGGTATGCGTCCGCGGCGGCGTCATAGTCCCGGCGCATGTCCAGGATGGCGGTGAAGTGCCGGATGTCGTCCAGGTCCCACTTCTCCACCTCGCTCAACGGCATCCCCATGTCAACGACGAGCCGGAGAACGGGCCACCGATCCTCGACGGCGCTGTCGAGAGACCCTAGCCCGCCAATGCGGGCCCAGGTTTGTTGGGCGTACCGGCGGCTTCGCTGGAGGTACCTGTTGGTTTCAGCAGGGACCCATAACGAGCCGCCAGGCGGAAAGGGGCCAATTTTTGGTACTTCCACGCCTCGAACACGATGGCGAACATGGCGTCGAGTTCCCCGCAGAATACCTTGTCGACATCCGAACGCCCCAGGATTTCGACGGCGGGCTGGTTCGGCGCCACGATGGTCGAACCCTTGAGGGAATCAACCACGATGGCGACCGCCTTGTCGTCGGGAAGTTCCGACAGAACGTCAGCGAGGCCGGACATTAGGGAGTCCAGGTTCACCTCCGCCTTGAGGTCGGTAAGGTCGAGAGACTTGAGCAAGGGCAACAGCATGACGCCGACGCGCTTCGCCAGGGTGAACGCCTCGGTAGCCGGAAGCGGGCGGAACGTTACCGAGAACCCTTCGATTTCTTTTGTGACCGGGGAAAGCATGATTAGTTACCTCCGACGAGGTTTGCACCGATGCCGGTGTCGAACGTCCACTCGCGACTGTTCAAGTCGTCGCCGTCCTCCCAGTCCGGGTCCTTGCGAATCCAGGCCTGGGGAGCAAAGAACAGCGTATTCCCGAGCAAGTCCTTGATGGTGAGGGGGAAAACCCCCGCGTCCGTCGCCTGGTCGGCGGCCAACAGGGCCGACAGCTCCGCGTTACTGGAAGCCGTCTGCAGAAGGGTGACCGAGACTTCGAAGTCGCCCTGGTTCTTGTTGACGCGTTCCACGTCGCCGCCGGCGCCCTTGCGCTTGGTGAAAGCGTCACCGGAACGGGAAACACGGACGAACGTTCCCTGGGCATACCCCGAGATGGGGGTTGTCCCGAACGTGATAACGATAAATTTCGGGTCGTAGGTTTTGACCGCTGCATTGGGTACGGGCATGTTTTACCTCCTTTAAACGGACAGGGTGCCGTCGATAGATACGGCATGGATGGCGCCCAGGTAGAGGGCGGAGAACTTGACGCCGGACAACTTGCGGGCCAACTTGTCGGCCTGGGGGATATCCTTGTACTTCGGGACCGTCACCTTGATGCTGTCGCGCTGGATGATGCCCAGGTCGGCCGCGTCGTTGAGGACCCCCTTGATGATGCCCTCGACCATGGTGATGCCGTTGTCGTCGTAGGGAACCTTGCGGTTGTTGACGAACGCCGCGAACACTTCCTCGCGGATGCGGGCTTCGATCCAGTCGGTGCCGATGATGATGTCTATCCATTCACCGCTGGCGACCTTGCCTTCCAAGGTGATGCCGACACCGCCGGAGAGGCAGTAGAAGTTGCAGTTTTTAGCCTTGAGGGCGGTTTCCTGGTTCGGCGTGATGTTGTCCACGGCGACGCCCTTCAGTTGCTTGTATGCCCAGGTAGAGGAACCCGGTTCATACGGGAAGCCCTCGCCCATCCATGCCGCGTCGGGGTAGTCGGCGCCGGTGGACGGGGTGGGATGATACACGACGGCGGCGCGGTCGTACCCGGAAGTCTTGAGGACGGAAGCCAGGTCGGTCGTCTTGGTGCCGTCGGGCGTGTTGGCGTCGTCGGTCCAGTAGATGCCGAAGCGCTTGTGTGCCTCGACCCAGGCGGCCACGTCGGAAGCGTCGGAAGCCATGGCCTGGTCCACCAGGACGCCGTACCAAATGTTGTTCTCGGCTTGGATCGCTGCCAGGCTTGCCTCAACGTCGGCGTCGCCGGAATCAGCACGGCCTACGACGACACGGGCCACGCACGGGTTCTGCGAGAAGATGGCGCGGGCCATCTTATATACGGCGTCGGTGCCTGTCCAGCCGTCGTCCTCCAGGTCCCCGAGGGTTGCGTAGACGCGCGCACGGGTAAAGGCGGTCGTGGTCTTGCTCGTGGCGAACGTGGAAAGGATAAGCGGAACATTGAAGGCGGCCACCGCCACGGAAGTGGTCTCGCGCGTAATGTTGACTTTTACGATGTCAGATATAGCCATTTGGGGCCTCCTATTCTGTTGTAAATCTATTTAATTTTGTCGTGATTTGCAAAGGGTTTTCGTTGGGACCTGTAAGTTTTTCGTAAGTTTGGGCTGGCTCGGAGACCGGGGCGTTTTCCTGGGTGATCTCGACCGACAGCATGGTGAGAGTTTCCCCTGCGTAGCCACGGGCCCAGGACATTTCCAGCGTAAGGACCGATTCCCGACGCCAGGTGCTCTGCTCGATGGCTGGAAGGCCGACGGGACCCGACGTTGACAGGACAGAAAAACCTGCGGACGCCATGGCCTCCCGCACCGCGTCTTTATCAAGGGACTCCACGAGCCGCAACAGGTTCTCCCCGTCACCCTCGACATCCCGGACCTGGACAGAACCGCGGTAGGTATAAACACGGGGGCCGACATACACGCCATTGACGACCCCGCCGTCCTTGTCGTCGGGCGTTGTCCCGGCGCGGCGCCAGGTTCCCGAATAGTCGATGGCGATGTAGTTCCCGGTAGGGGACGGCGCATTTTGGTACGCCTCGACAACCTCGACACCGGGGAGAACGCCTGTGACCCAGTTATAGAGGGCGTCCCATAGGGTGGAAACGCTCGTGGCCTGGCTGGTGCTCATGCTCCCCCCTGTTCGCCCTGGGGCGTTTCCTGGGCCTGTTCCTGGGTGTTCCCGGTGGTCGGGGTCACGTAGGGACCGATGTAGGCCGCCAGGTATTTAAAATGGTTGATTAAGTCGTTGGCGTAGACCAGTTCCTGGATCACCTCCCAGCGCTTGCCCGCCCAAATGACGACATCGCCCGGCGTGCTGGAGCCCTCGAGGCTAACGTTCAGCGCCGTGTTGCTGTACACCTTGACGAGACCCGCGTCGCGGCGGTTCTCGGGGAGGAACTGGGTCTCCTTGCCCGTTACAGGCTGGACGGACCCGGTAAAGGTGGAAACGGACGGAGTGGCGGCAACCCAGCGGCCGCCGACATAGGACCCGGTGCGGGTCTCCAGCTGGATGGTATGCGGGAAAAGGGTGCCCATTACTTCGCCTCCTTGGCCCCGGCGACCTTGAACGTGATAGACTGGCGCAAGCGTCCCGTGTCGATCAATGGGCGGGTGCTGTGCTTGCCATCGACCTTGAACGGGCGGCCGCTTATGCGGTTGCACATCCAGCCGCCGTGGATAGTGATGGGGGCGTTCGCCTTGAAGTCCCCCGAAATGATGGTGCCCTGCATTTCCCCGACGTATGCGGCGCCCAGCCGCTTGAGGGCCTGCTCCGCGGACATCTTCTTTTCCGTGACCAGTTGGTAATATTGCCGCATTAGTTTCGCGAACCTGCCATGGGCGGCCGCGTCCCTGGTTTGGCGCATGAACGGGCGGGGCGGAATCCGCATGGCGTCGCTGCCCAGTTCAAGGACAAGCGCGATGGTCGCCAAGGTGGTTTTCCCCGCCTCAAGGCCCCCAGGTATGCCGACAAGCGCGACGCGGGTAGATAGCCCCTTCAGTTCGCGCTTGATCTTGGCCTTGCCCAGGTCCTTGTGGACGAACGACGGGCTAGGCATGGCAACGTCTCCCGCCTATGACGCCCATGAACGGGCGACACCCCTTGCGCAGGGCGATTAGCATCAACCCCCAACGGGTCTGCGACAGGTCGGCGTCCCCGAGGCTGGAACCCTGGAAACTTACGGCGCCGGAACCATACCCGACGGCAAGGTCTCCCTCGCGCTTCGAGTTTATGGCCCCGGTGGAGCCGCCGGAAGCGTTTCCCGAGCCTGGAGCGGTCGCGGAACCGGGCCCCAGGAGGTACCAAATGTGGGCGGCCAACAGGGCGACCGCCTGGTTGTACTTGTGCCCGTAGAAGTCCCGGTCCGTGCGTTCCTTGGCCATGTCAATGAACACGGCGCTGGAATCCGGGTCGGCGGCCATGGCGGGCGCCAACGCGGCGAGGTATTGCTCAATGGTCCGGGCTTCGGGCATAGTCTAGGGCTCCTGTCTAGGCGTTCTTGCGGTTCTCGTTTTCCTTGGCGATGGCCTTCTTTCGGTTGAGGGCCTTGTTCTTGACGACATCCTTGGTCGCCGCGCTCTCGAACTTGTCCGCCTGGTCCTCGCTCATGATTTCGTTCACGACGCCGTCCAGTTTGTCGCTGGGGATGTCGTCGGGACTGCAGGGGGCGTTCACTTCGACTGTCTTTTCCTTGCCG